CAAGAGATAGAGAAAAAGATCATTGATGATCGCCAAAAAGATTATGGTAATTATCAAGAGAACTTTATTATGTTAGCCGAAATGTTTACGATTGTCTTGGCAGACAGTTTAAAAAAAAGAATTAANCCACATCAAGTAGGTCAATTAATGATGGCACTCAAGCTATATAGATCAACACGAAATTTTAAAGCCGATAATTATACAGATTTAAGTATATATAACAAGATGACTAAAGAGATACACAAAAAAGAGGTTGCCAAAAAGGATAAAGTATGACAAAAGTTAAAAGAATTATCAATGGGGAGTGTCATTTTACAATGACAGAACTATTTGATGATGTTGAGAAAGCTGCAAATGTGTCCAATAGTGGAGAACTTGTAGAATGTAAGATTGATAATTTGAGGATTGATTTTACAAAAGTAAAAAAGGAGAAAGATGGAAGAGCTAAAAACTCGTCTGCAGAGGTACAGGGATCTTCAAGCGAAGAAACACGACAAGTACCTAGAAGCGAAGCAAAAGGTTAATAAGTATCAAAAAGATTCTTATAGATTGCTTTGGAAGATAGAGCAGACAAAAGAACGATTAATGACATCTATTTAGTCATTAGTTAATTATTAAAAAAAACTGAAGGAAAACGTAGGGGATCTATGACTTTATTTAAACAAGAATTTCAAAAACATATTAAAAAAATAAACAACAATGACTTTATCTATAAACATAAGATAGCTTTTTATTTATTGTCAGAACAACAATTTAAACTTTATGAAGAGGGATTTAAAAAAGGTTTTGAATTAGCACAACAAAAAATATCAAATCATATTTCAGAAATAAAAAAAACACACATAGTACCTATTAGTACAGAAAAAAAGATTGTTGGTTATCAGTTTAGAAAACCTAGAAAATCAGAAATAGATTCTGTAATTAATAAAGTTTGTATTAAATGTGAGGTTAGTAAGAAAGAATTATTTACCAAAGCTAGAACTAGAGACATTGTTAGAGCTAGAAATATTATTCAAAATATATTGAATGAAAAATATAAAATGAGTTTGTCAGATATAGGTAGAATTTTTGGACAAGATCATACTACAGTTTTACATTCTATTCAAATGAAACAGAATAGAAGATATTATTGGAGTGATGAGCAAACAATATGGCAGGAGTTTGAAGAACTTACTTCTTAAATCCAGACAACATAGACTTGTAAGCCTTCTTTGTAATAGTAGATTTCTTTTTAGTTCTACTCGTACCAGCTTTCTTACGTTTGTTTATGTTGTAGTACAAACCTTTTTTAGCCATTTTTCCAGATTTAGTTTTGTGATAACCCGGCATTATTCTCCTTTTGTTGTTTAAGTTTTAGCACACAATAGTTGTCAAAACAACTACCATATTTACCATCATGGCAAAAATACTGTTTATTAGCTGTAATAATCCAGCCACCTTCATCACTCATAAGCTGTCTATTGCAAGTCTCACAGTAGCCACANATTAAAGATTGATTTTTTTTTCTTACCCACGTTTTCTTTTTTATCGGCATTTCCACCTACGTCTTGCTTGTCTTAATCTTGAGTTAGGATTTCTTGCAGCTTTAGGAAACTTTTTCATCTGTCCGGCAGACCTTGCACAGTAACTTTTTCTACGTTTAGCATCTTTAGATCCCGGTTTAACTTTACCTGTTACTGCTGATTTTAATTTTGATCCGGGATTGTCTCTTCTATATTTTTTAATACCAGCTCTTGTCATACCAGCACCGGACTTTGTAGACCTATAATATTTTTTAGTTCTTGGTGGTTGTTTATCTGCCATTATTCTAATATTAATTTTTTAATTGATTTACTTCCATCAATGTTATCTTCAAGTTCTGCCATTGATTTTATACATTGATACTCAACATTATTATTCTTTAATCCTCTAGTTGCAACCCTCTTTCCTTTCAAACATTCTGACATAGAAGTTTGAATACGAGCTTCATTTATCTCTCCATTAACAATCATAAGTAAAGCAATAACTAACTCGGTCAATGTGAACTCCCATTTCTAATTAATTTTTCTACATCAACTTGTAGTTTTTGTACTTGTTCTTTAAGAAATTCTATATTAACTTTGTTTGTCATATTTTGTTCTTGGTTTTCAATTAATTTTTCTACATCTTTAAATACAGATTCTAACAACATATATTGTTCTTGGTCGGTAGGTACTTGCTGACTTTTTTTTAGCAAATCATTTTCAAATAATTCTCTTGATGTCTCTAATGATGTAAGTCTAGCAGTAACTTCTGTGTATGCAAAAACACCCATAGCTACAGCAACAACAATACCAATCATATTTTTGATAGGCATTGCAACTGATGTTTGATCTGATACTTTCATTTCCTTCCTTTCATGTAGTGATCTGAAGGTTCATAATCCCATCTCTTACCATGATGACCTCTTATGTCAGCATACCACATTCTTAATCTTACTATCCATTTACGTACAGGTCTAGGCATTTTTTTTCTTTTTCTTACACTTACATCTTGGAGCTAATAAACTGTTAGTCCATTCAATGTATTTATCAAAAAGACTTAAAACTTTGTATATGTATTTATCAATCATGTTGCCGGACCGCCACAGAGAGCCAACAAAGTCATCATTATTATAAGAACACCTGTAAAATAATAGTTCATCCTGTCTATCTCCATAGGTTATTCCTTATTAATAATTATATTATTAGAGCTATAACTAATAGCACACCAACAACAATAACTGCTTTTTTATGATCTTCCAAATAATGTTTGATCATGTCTCTAATTTCATCAATCATATTTATCTCCTATGAATGTTCTAATATAAGATATTATCTACCTTGTCTATTATATTTCTTGTAGCTTCTTTTCTCGGATTTGTTAAGGTTTTTTTTATGCCTTCTAGGTCTTTTAGGTGGCTTATCTCTGGGTACAAAATGTACAAATTTAATACGAGCCATTATTTTTTCTTTTTATATTTAGGTTTCTTTTTCTTTTTCTTACCAGTTTGTTGAGATAACATACTTGTTTTTCTACTGTATTGTTGTGAATATGATGTAGATATATTTTTCATTTATATTTTTTCTCCCATATTTCTTGTTGGCTTAATCCTACTTCATCTTGTTTTAATTTTAATCTGTGGTCTATTTTACTTATATCTATCTCTTCTACTAAAGCATATCTATAAACTTTAGTGTCAGAATTTTTCCATTGAAAATGTAAAAGGTATTTAGGTTGGTCATAGTTGCTTAATAAACTAGGATCAAAAGCAGCTATTGTCATTTTTTAAACTTTTTATTACTTAATAAATTAGTAACAGATATTCCATAGTTTCCACCAACTACTATAAAAATTAAGTATAGATATACTTCTGGAATATTTTTTAGTTGTTCAAAATAAAACTCTACCTTTTGTAACATAGCCATGTCGCCATAGAATGTAGCATAAGCTAGTATGCCAAGTGGTGCTAGTATGAACGCACCCAATACTAAATCTAAAATTAATGAGCCATTTCTTTTAGCTCTCTCGTTACCAGTTTGCATCTCTTGTAAAGCTATTTGATGCTTACGTTCACTTTTTTCTGCTCGTCTGGTCATAAAACCTCCTACAGCTTTAGACCCTATTTTAAATAATAAATTATATGGTAACATATCAATCTTTCTTATCTTCTTCTAACTGTTTAATTTTAGATAAAGCATCATCTAAATCTTTATTACAGAACTCTAGCTTTTGCAAACATCTTTTGTTAGCCGCATCTTTAGATTTACCAGCATCTTCAAGCTCTGCTATCTGACCTTTTAATATTCTAACTTGTTCTTTATATTCGTTAATTATATCCAATGAATTATCACTTTGCATATATGATTTTTACCTTTAGTTTTATTTGTTCTTTAGTTCTTCCTCTCGATATAAGTGAACCAATCCTTTTTCTTCTATAGCCATCTTTGGCTGTATAGTCTGTTTTTCTATAATTTTTTGATTTAACATCATAACCAGTATACTCACCTGTGGTCATATTTAAAGTGACAATATCTACAGGACCAAGACCACCAAGAGGTGTAAATACAAGGATATTGGGATCTTTTGCTAGTTCAATCTGTGCTTTCATTTCGCTTATTAGACCAGTAGTTGCTTTCTTTCTTCTAGCCATAAAGACCTTAAAGTTAAAGTTTTTGAAATAATATAACTATAATTGTAAACATACCACCTATAAGAGCTGACATAGCATAATATAAATGTTTCTTTATATCTTTAATTTCTAATTCAATGTTGTTAATTTTTTGATGAGTTTGTTTCTGCATAATACGACAAAGTTTTTCGTGTGATTCTATTCTTTCAAGTGCAGAATTTTTAGCCATTATATTGTATCTTGTTGTGTACAACTGTATTGAGTTGATAGTTGAAATTTATTAACTGTTTCATCATCCATAGTTTTTAAATATTGCATACTTGTATTCATAGCTACTATTGCACATTCTTTCCATGTGTCAAATGTTTGTGCATAAGTTATTGGTGGTTTACATTCTCCTGTAATATAGGAACATACTGACAACATCAACACAAATTTCATTATTAAATGTTAAATGCGTCTCTTACTTCGTCTAGTGTTAAACCTAAATCTTGTAGTTTAGTTTTAGCAGATTCTATTCTAGCTTTCTTGGCATCCTCTGCATCTTTTCTAGCTTGTGCGTCTATTGCAGCTTGTGCTTCTTCAGCATCTCTAGCTGCTTCTTCTTCTGCTGTGAAAGGAACTATGTTCCCATTTATATTGTGGTGTCTTGGCATATCTTTTTATACTCCATTGTTAATTGTTAAGCAATACCATAAAGGCAAATATCTCCAGCATCTATGTTTCCACTAGACATTTTAAATTGTATTTCGTCTATTGCTGAAGTCGTATTAAAATATCCAGCAGAATACATATCATAAGAAATATCGCTTTTATGATTAACTTGAAATCTTGATATAAAATGTTTTACAAAAGTTGTAGAACTTGGATTAAATAAATGTAAATAACCAGAAGCACATTCATCATTACCATTACCAACACCATACACTAATTGTTGAAAAGCTGTTCCTTGTGCTTGATCTTCTGAAGTTCTATATGTTAAATCTCCACCACCACCATCTTCAGAATGACTAGCTACAAAAAATGTACTTGTAATAGTTTCATTATAACCACTACCACCTGATGCGTTTGCTTGAAAAGATAAAGCTGTATTATCAGTAGCTGGATGTATATTATTAAAAGTAAATATATATTCTTTATAAGTATTATCCAAAACAACTGAACTTGCACCATCAACAAAAGATAAAGTAGAAGAACTAGAAGCTGTTAGCTTTTTAATAAATGTCATACTGCCTAAACTTGTTACAGCAGAACCAAAAGCAGTTGCGTTCTTTACTCCATTATTATTTAATTTTACAATACTCATTAGCTATCCTTTATTCCATAGAGTTTGATTGTACCAGCATCTATGTTGCCACTATTCATTTGAAATCTAACTCCAGTAACAGCAGATGTAGTATTTCCATAACCAGCAACAAACTCATGTAAATTATAATCTGATTGATGATGACCACTTGATCGTGAAATAAAATGCTTAACAAAGGTAGTGCTGCTTGGATTAAAAAGCATCAACTCTCCACTTGCACATTCATCATTTCCATTACCAAAATTTCTTATTAAATTTTGAAACCCTGTTCCTTGTGCCAAATCTTCTCCTGTTTCATAAGTTAAATTTGATGCAGATCCACTTTCATTATGTAGTGCTTCAAAAAAAGTTGTAGTTTTTGTAACATTATAATCTGAACCATTTAAAGTCATATTAAATTGAAATGCTGCACCCTCTGTTGCTGCATGAATTGATGTATATACAAATTTGTAAATAGGATATGTGCTATCCAAGACCACATCTGAACTTCCATTTACAAATGATAATGTAGAACTAGAACTAGCAGTTAAAGTTTTAATAAGTGTCATAGCTCCACTTGGTATTGAAGCAGCAGAGGTTACAGCACTTATGCTATTGTTGTTGTATTTAACTAATGCCATATAATTTTATTACTCCACTATCTATGTTGCCTGATGACATACTAAATTGAACTCCATCAATAGCTGCTGTTACATTACAATATCCAGCTGTAAAATTATTATAATTATAATTGTCTGAAGAAAGTGTACTAACTTGTCCAATAAAATGTTTTATGAATGTTGTAGAACTTGGGTTAAAAAGATGTAAGTAACCAGAAACAGATTTATCGTTATCATTTCCAGTTGATGTTGTTAGTTTTTGAGCAGATGTGCTTTGTGCTAAATCTCTACCTGTTTCATATTCTAATGCTGCACCCTCACTATTTTCTGCATTGTATGCTCTAAATGCTGTTGTAGTTTTTGTTGCATCATAGTTTGTTCCACCATCTCTAAAATTTACAGAAAAACCTACATTATTAGTAGCTGGGTGTATGTCATAAAACTTAAAAACATATTCATCATAGGTATCATCAATACCAGATGTAAAAGATATTGTAGATGAACTTGATGCAGTTTGTGTAGATAATAAAGTCATAGCACTACCAGTTAAACCACTTGGTTTAGTTGTGATTGCTGATAAGGAGTTGTTGTTAGCAAAGAGTAGAGCCATGTCTTACTCCTTTGGATTATCTGATTTTACTTTTGCTATTGCGTCTTTCCAAGTAGTAGTACCATTAACATTATCCCAATATTGCATATCCATTTGTTCTTGCCATGATGGGTAAACTCTATCTCTTTGATATTGAGTTTCATTTATTTTAGCTTGTATATCAGATTTAGAAATTTCAGAAGTACCATCTAACCATTCAATAGTACAAGTATCTAAATCATCTCCTCTTACGACTGCTTTTGCATTTGGATTAATTTTTAATATTGCATTAAGTATCATTTATGCTCCTATTTCCATTAAAATAATTGTGCTTGGCGAACCAGACCCATTATAAACTATTCCATTACCACTAGCGATTTGTGTTTTATAAGTAATTTGTGAAGTTGTGCTTGGACTATCTACCTTTGCAAAAGTAAGTGTGTCGGTAATTCTTCCACTATCTTGCGTATCAAAACTTCCAATTCCTACATAAACATCAGTTGAATCTCTTAATAATTTTATTAAAAGTTGAGTATCTGATGAGTGTTTTCTACATTGTGGGTGTGTAATTATACACATTATAGTGCTATCTGATGCACTAGGTGTAATATTTGCAGTTAATCCTGTATCAACAAATGATGAAGTTCCAGCAGATGTACTTACAGATGATCCAGTATTTATTGCCTGAACAACTTGTAGTAATTTTCCACCACCAGCTTCTGCAAAAGTATTATCTCCTCTTAAAAAAGTTGATGAACTTTTAGTTCCTGTTGCTGTTAGTTTAGCAAGTGAAACTGTACTGTCAGATGGTACACCAAGATCAAGAACTGATCCTAGTATATGAATAAAGTTTATAACATCACCTGTAACTAGGTTTGATGCAAAGGTAATTGTAGAACCAGATACTGTAAATGAACTACCGGGTGCTTGTAGTACACCATTCAAAGATACTAGCATATGATTAGCAGTTTCTGGAGATACATTAACTCCACCTACTTGCATAGTGTATGCAGCTTGACCATTGACTACTGATATAGCATCACAGACTTGAAAGTTTCCTACTTGTGGTTCTCTACCTATATATGCCATATTATAATGCTTCTATTTCTGCATCAGTTAATCCTAATGCTTTTAATTTATTTTGTGCAGATGTTTTATTATCTATTTTAACTTGTTCCTCTGCATCTAATTCGTTTTGTGCTTGTTCTAATTTTGCTTCTATATCAGATTTAGAAATTGGATTTGTTTCATTTTCCCAAACAATAGTATCTAAATCATTTCCAGATATAGACATTTGTGCTTTGGGATTTAAAATTTTAACTGCTCTAAAAATTGCGTCTATTGTTGCCATATTATGCTCCTATCTCAAATGCTGTTATTACTGCGTGTGGTCCATTTGAAGAAACCTTTGCTGTATTTCCATCAGTGCCTTTCATATATACTTGATAAGTTAATTGTGAAGTTGAACTTGGACTATCTAAAAATGTCATAGTTATATTTGTATAAACATTAGGCATTATTACTGCAAGACCAGATGAACTATCTCCTAAATTTGTACTATCTCTAAATATTGAAAACATTGCATTTTCGGTAGAGCCAGTATTTTGAACTGGAGTATGGCATACAACAAAAATTTTACTAGATGTTGCTGCTGGTGTTATATCCACTGATAAAGTGTTTGATCCAGTTGCAAAAGAAGTAGAGGTTGTTGATCGTGTTGTGCCATCTTCAGCAGTTACAGCTTGTAAAAGTTTTCCACCACCACCAATTAAACTTGCATCTATTCTTTTAAGAGTACCAGCATCACTAATTAAAAACTCATCTGTATCAGCAGGAGCTACTGCTAAAGCTGTTTGACCAGTAATAACTGCTGGATCAAGATCACTTGCAACGATTGCTTTGTTAGCTGGTTTGTTTCCAATATAAGCCAATTAAAACTCCTATGTAATTTCCATTACTGATAGTGTACCAGAAAGTTTATCAGCAATAGAACAATCAATTTGTATTTTGTCTCCAGCTTCTAAAATAACTTTAGAGCCAGATAAAATTTCAAGTGAAGATCCACTAGGGATGCTCACGTCTTTAACTAACATTGATGTACCATTCGCTACATTGTTAGCACCACCTCTATTTGATGTTGTAGAAACTAATTCTACTTCTGCTGTTACTGCAGTTGTATGTATGTTAGCAAGTATCAAGCCAAGAACTACAGTAGTTGTACTCCCTGCTGCTGTATACATAACATAAGGTGTACCTGCCGAAGCGGGTTCTGCTGCAAAATTGATAGCCTTGAAAGTATTTGCCATTTATATCTCCTATTTTCTCCTTATATACTAGCCGAGTGCGATTGCAAGTGCTGTTGGATCATCAGTTACAGCTATCGTTACTGTATCTGTTGAGCCGCCAGTAGTCGTAATCCCATCTCCTGCTGCTATTGTTACTGTGTTACCATTTGTTATTGTTTGACTAGAACCACTAGATCCTGCTAATGTAAAGCTAGTCATTTCTCCATCTGAACCATCTGCTCCAGAATAACTAAAGTGTACTCCAACACCATCTGTGTTTGAAAATGATCCAGAACTAACAACATGAGTTACTGGAACTTTTGTATATCCAGATGCGTCTGTAACAGCACCAGATACTTTGAATAAAGCATAAGTAGATGGTGTACCTTCTTTAGTTACAGTTACAATACCTCTAGCAGTAGTGTTTGTTACATCATCCCAAGATTGTACATAGGCAGATATGTCTGCACTTGCATCATCTGCGTCATCTACATATAAAATTGAAACACTTGATAGTGTACCATGATTAAAAGCTATTTTACCTGCACCCGGATCAGCATCAGAAGTTGATGAACTCCAAGTCATTGCAAGTTGTGAGTTTGTACCAGCAGCTCCAGTAGCACCTGTAGAACCAGTTGATCCTGTAGACCCTGTTGAACCTGTGTCGCCTTTATTACCAGACCTTGAAAAATGTACTGATAGTTCGTCAGCAGCACTAAATGTGTTGTTACTTGCTACATGAGTAACTGCTAATTTTACATAACCAGAAGCATCTGTAGAAGCACCAGTTATATTAAATCTTGCATAAGTTGATCTATCATTAATATCATAGATCATTAAGTTACCTCTAATAGTAGATGTTGAATCATCCCAAGTTAAAATATCTGTAGATACAGTTACTCCATTTTGATCAGCATCATCTATATAAATTGCTGTAGCAGATGCGTATGTACCATTATTAAATGCTATCTCTCCAGCACCGGGATCTGTATCAGATGTGCCTGTGTCAAACTTATAAAAATATCCGGGTATTGCACCATCTTCACCGGAAGCTGTAAATGAAATAAATACTTTATCATCATTAGCAAAAGTACCAGCAGTATCAATGTAAACTAAAGAAACTTTTGTATAGCCACTAGCATCTGTAATTGCACCTGTAACTTTAAATACCATCCAAGTATCTAATGTATTTGCTTTTGATATTCTTATTCTTCCTCTGTTAGTATCGTTACCAGAAACGTCATCCCATGATTGTACCCATGCTGTTACATCTGTACCATTGTATTCTAAATCATCTATGTACATTTCAGTTGCACTAGATATTGTTGCATTGTTTAATCTAAATTTTCCTGCTCCGGGATCTGCATCTGCAGTTGTTGTTGAATATTGAAACATTGCACTATCTCCACCTGCCGGTAAAAAATCTGCAACTGTTGTTAATACATTTCCTGTACTGTCAAATCCTAATGCTTTAGATGCTCTACTTGCTGCATCATCTGTAAATTCTGGTGTTGTAATTGAGTTGGTTCTTGAAACTTTAAACGATCTATCTAATTCCTCTTGCATCTG